GAAGATTAACAGGCCCAGAAGGATCAACTACATCAGGAGCAGATGTTACTGGAAAACCTAAATATTACTCTATGTTTGGTGGAGCAACAGGATTAACTGATACTACTTCAGGATCTATTTATTTAGCTCCCACTCCAGATGTTAATTACATATTTAGAATATATTATAACAAAATGCCTGTAGGATTAGGTTCAGGATCAGACGGTAATTCTCACACATACATTAGTAATTATTTTCCACAAGGCTTATTATATGCATGTTTAGTAGAGGCATATGGATTCTTAAAAGGTCCAACAGATATGTTGACATTATACGACGGAAAGTATAAAACTGAACTACAAAAGTTTGCAGCAATGCAAATTGGAAGAAGAAGACGAGACGATTACACGGATGGAACAATAAGAATACCAATCGAGTCAGCGCCTCAGTAACTAGGAGATAAAAATTATGGCAATAACATCAGCAGTATGTAACAGTTTTAAAGCAGAAGTTTTACAAGCTTTACACAATTTTACGGCATCATCTGGAAACAGTTTTAAATTAGCTTTATACACAAGTAGTGCTACTTTAAATAAATCGACAACAGCGTATAGCGATACAAACGAAATTTCTAACACATCAGGTTCAGCTTATTCTGCAGGTGGAAAAGTAATAGTTAGTGTTACTCCTGTTTTATCTACAGATACAGCAGTTTGTGATTTTGCAGATGCATCTTTTACATCAGCTTCTTTTACAGCTAATGGTTGTTTAATATATAACGATACAAACGCTGATAGAGCAGTTTGTGCAATTGCTTTTGGTTCAGACAAAACTGTGACAAGTGGAACTTTTACAATTCAATTTCCAACAGCAGACGCATCTAACGCAATACTTCGTATAGCATAAGGAGGAAATCCTTATGTCGGTAACCCGAACATTCACAGTAACAGTAGTTAGCACCGGTGGTGGTAATAAATATTTTATCGACGGAGTACAACAACCTACTTTAGAATTAGTTGAAGGTGGAACTTTTAGATTTGATGTTTCTGATAGTTCAATGGGTCCTCACCCATTTAAATTTTCAACAACAAGTGGTGGAACACATTCTGGTGGTAGTGAATATACAACAGGCGTAACTACAAGCGGGACAACAGGTCAAGCAGATGCTTATGTACAAATTCAAGTAGCAGCTTCTGCACCAACTTTATATTATTATTGTCAATACCACTCAGGAATGGGCGGACAAGCAAATACACCTAATACTGATTTTTGGGGAGCAGGAAATTGGAGTGCAAATCTTTGGGGAATTGAAGAAACCTTTGCATTAGGTTGGGGTGCACAAGCATGGAATAATGGTGAGTGGGGAAAACTTAACGACATAACTTTTACACTTACTGGAGTTTCTTCTACTTCATCGACAGGTTCACCTACAATTACTACAGAAATAAATACAGGTTGGGGACAAGACACTTGGGGAGCTGAAAACTGGGGTCAATCTGGAATAACAGTTGCATTAACTGGTGTTGAAGCAACTACAGGTATTGGAGAAGATGTTAGTTGGGGTAAACAAACTTGGGGATCTACAACAACTGGTTGGGGTGGAGAATATTATCTAGATGTTGCAAGTGTAATGGGATTAACTGGACTAAGTACTACATCAACAGTTGGAACACCGACAGCAATATCTGATTTAGTATTAACACCAAATGGTCAAAGTGCAACATCAACAGTCGGATCATTAACTATAGACTTTAGTATAAATGTAGCACTAACAGGTTTATCTACAACATCATCTACAGGTGCATTAGCTCCTGCAGATGTTATGGGATTAACAGGATTAGGTTTAACATCAACTCTTGGACAAGTTACAGAAAGTGGTGCAGCTATTGTTGCTTTAACAGGAGTTTCTATGACTTCTTCAACAGGTGTTTTAGTACCTGCAGATGTTATGGGATTAACCGGAGTAAGTGCAACTTCTACAACAGGATCTGTTATAATTAATCAAGGTATGGGATTGACAGGAGTTTCAGCAACTGCTAGTGTGTCTCCTATCGGCGTAGCACCATTAGGTTATGAAACAATAACAGCTACACAAACAGCTAACTATACTGCTGTTAATGCAGATAACTAATTCAATATGTTATTGACATTAACTCTAAAACAAATTAAAAAAAGATACTAATTAGGAGAACAAAATTATGGCATCAACTTATACGGCTCTCGGTGTAGAACTAATGGCAACTGGTGAAAACGCCGGTACATGGGGAACAAAAACTAACACCAACTTAAATATAATCGAACAAATTTCAGGCGGATTTACTGCTCAAGCAGTTGGAGATTCTGGAACACCAACAGCTCTTACAGTTTCTGATGGATCAACTGGTGCTGCTATGTCTCACAGAATGATTGAACTTACAGGAACTATTTCTGGAGCTAGAGTTGTAACAATTCCCTTAGATGCACAAACATTTTATTTTTTAAGAAATTCAACATCAGGTGCTTACACAGTACAGTTTAAATATGCTTCTGGTTCAGGAGATTCATTTACTTTTTCAGCAACAGATAAAGGTGATCAAGCTGTATTTGCTACAGCAAATGATGGAACTAACCCAGATATATATACTTTAGGTTTTGGTGATGGTGATGTAACTCTTACTGGAACACAGACTTTAACAAACAAAACTTTAACAGCACCTAAAATTGGAACTTCAATTTTAGATACTAACGGAAATGAGCTAGCTTTACTTACAGCTACAGGTTCAGCAGTTAATGAATTTACTTTAGCAAATGCAGCAACTGGAAATGGTCCAACTTTATCATCAACAGGTGAAACAAACGTAGACATTAATATTAATCCAAAAGGAACAGGTGTACTTAAATCAGCCACAGCTGCAATTAAAATTGCAGGAAAAGAAACTATGTGGGTTCCAGCTTCAGCTATGTATGGACCAACTACTAACCCTGCAGATGCAGCTCAAGTAGAAACAACAGCTACAAGACCAGATTTAAAAGTATTTGATTTTGATGCTAGCACACAACAATACACACAATTTACAGTGGCTATGCCAAAATCATGGAATGAGGGAACTTTAACTTATCAAGTTTATTGGTCTCCTTCTTCTACTAATACAGGAAATGCTATTTTTGGCGTACAGGGTGTTGCATGTGCAGATAATGATACTATTGATGTTGCATACGGAACAGCAATAGAAGTTACAGACGCTGGTATTGGAACAGTTGAAGATCAACAAATTACATCTGAAAGTAGTGCAATGACAGTTGCAGGTTCTCCTGCAGCAGGTGAGCAAACTTACTTTCAATTATTTAGAAAAGCTGCGGACGGTTCAGATACTTTTACCGGAGAATGTAGAGTTCTAGGTGTAAAAATATTCTTTACTACTGACGCGGCTAACGACGCATAAGGAATTTAGATATGAGAGATTTAAAAAATAAACTTACTTCAGGTAAGAACACAAAAAATACACAATCTAGAAAAGGTAAATCTTTTGGTTATCAGGTCTTAGGATTTGGTTCTGGAGGTTCTTCATTAGCACCTAATCCATTTACAGCAGATTATTTAATGGTTGCTGGTGGTGGAGCTGGACGTGGTGGTATTGGCGGTGGTGGTGGAGCTGGAGGATTATTATACTCATATTGTAATTCTTGTGCAGCTGGAATTGGTCTCGACGCTGGACTTTTTAATATTACAATTGGAGCAGGTGGTTCTGCCGGTCTTGGATCAGACACAACAATAATTTCATGTGGAGCACTTGCATGTATTTCTAAAACAGCAACTAGAGGTGGACATGGACCAGGTCCAGGTGGAACTGGTACAGGTGGATCAGGAGCTGGTGGAGGACATGGACAAGCAGGTAATGCGGGTAACACTCCTCCCGTATCAGTACCATTAGGAGGACCTCAAGGATCGGCCGGTGGTGGTGGTGCTGGTGGTTATGGAGCATCTGGCGGCGGAGGCCGAGGAGGAGCAGGTGGAACTAGTCAACCTTCAAGTCCAGTACCATTAGGTGGTCCTGGTGGAGCTGGAGGTGTTGGTTTAACAGGTATGTCTATTTCAGGCTCACCACTATCTTACGCTGGTGGTGGCGGCGGTGGAGCTTATAACCCAGGAACAGCGGGAGCAGCTTCTCCTTGTGGAACTGGTGGGGCAGGAGTTCCAGGTACTGGACCAACAAATGCAGGCCCATCAAACAACGGAACAACCAATAGAGGTGGTGGCGGTGGAGGAAATGGTGAATCTGCACCTACAAGTGCCCCTAAAGTTGGAAGTGGTGGATCTGGAGTAGTTATTTTAAGATATCCAAATTCTATTTGTGCCACTATCGCGCCTGGTACAAATACCATAGCGTGTGCACCAGGTAGTACAAAAATAGCAACATTTACAGTAACAGGAACACTTTGTGTGGCGGGCGGTTAAAATTAGGAAAAAATAAATATGGCACATTTTGCAGAAATAGATGAAAACAACACGGTACTAAGAGTAGTAGTTGTAGGTAATGATATTAATACATCAGCAGGTCCTTTAGGAGAAAATGATATGCACGTTGATGGTGAAACATGGTGCGCTAAATTTTTTAAAACTGAAACTAATACATGGAAACAAACTTCTTATAATAATAATTTTAGAAAAAGTTTTGCAGGAAAAGGCATGATTTATGATTCAGTTAAAGATAAATTTTTATTACCTCAACCTCACGCTTCATGGTCTTTAGATGTTAATGATGATTGGCAAGCGCCAATAGCTCATCCAACGGTTCTAACTTATAATCACCCAAGTGAAACGTATTCAGCAGAAGATGATTTACCTGAAGGTAAATCAATAGGTGATCCTAAAATTACAAGATATCATTTTATTTCTTGGAATGAAGCAGGACAAAAATGGACTGCAGAAAATGAAAAAGATGAATCTAATTCTCATACACCCAGTATGTTTGATTGGGATGTTTCCACACTTTCTTGGGTCCCTCAATAAATACTCTTTACAAATATTTTAAAATAAACTATATTAAATTCATAAAGACATATGAACTTAACGAATTATTATTGGTATTTTAAATCAGCAATTCCAGAACGTATCTGTGATGAAATTATAAAATATGGAAAACAGTTACAAGATCAAATGGCAGTGACTGGTGGTTATGGTAATAAAAAATTAAACAATAAAGAAATTAAAGATTTAAAAAAGAAAAGAGATTCTAATATTGTTTGGATAAATGATAGATGGGTTTACAAAGAAATACAACCTTTTGTTCATAAGGCAAATGCTAATGCAGGTTGGGATTTTGAATGGAGTTATTCTGAACCATGTCAATTTACAAAATATAAAAAAGGCCAGTATTATGATTGGCATTGTGATAGTTGGGACAAACCTTATGACAACCAGTTAGACTTGTCTTATAACGGAAAAATTAGAAAACTATCTGTAACTGTTACTTTATCTGATCCAAAAGATTATAAAGGTGGTGAATTAGAATTTGATTTTAAAAATTCAGACCCTGGTAAAAAATCAAATATTAGAAAATGTAAAGAAATATTACCTAAAGGATCTTTAGTTGTATTTCCTTCATTTGTATGGCATAGAGTATGTCCAGTAAAAAGTGGAGAAAGAAACAGTTTAGTTATATGGAATCTAGGATGGCCATTCAAGTAATAGATAATTTTTTAGAAAAAGAAGTATTTAATAATATTAAAAATATTATTTTAGGAGATCATTTTCCTTGGTACTACAATGATTTTATGACAAGAGATCCTGATGCTAAATTTTATTTTACTCATACTTTTTACAGAGAACCAGGAGTTGTTAGTGACTTGTTTAATATGTGGCTTCCAGTAATTCAAAAATTACAATGTAAAAGTATTATAAGAATAAAAGCAAATCATTACTGTCACATACACAAAGCAGAAAAAAATGAATATCACAGTGACTATCCATTTAAACATAAAGGATGTTTGCTTTATATAAATAATAATAATGGTTCTACTTATTTTAAAGATGAAACAGTAGAGGCAAAAGCTAACAGAGCAGTTTTATTTGATCCAAGTGTTCCGCATGCAAGTAGTTTATGTGATAATCGTAAACGAAGAGTAACAGTTAACTTTAACTATTTTTAAAATATGAAAACAAAAAAAACCTATCCTAAACAATTAATCAAAGAAGAATATTTTAAGTCTCCAATTTGGTATGCTGACGAACCTGAATTTGTAAAAAATTTAAATAAAGCTTCTGATCCATACATCAAAAAATCTAAAAAAAATTTAAAAGAAACAATTAATAAAAGAAATAAAAAATTTGGAAATAAAGGTGATATGGGTAATGTTTTTCATTCAACATCTTTAGTTAATGATCCTAATTTTAAAAATTTACAAAATTATGTGGGTGCAACTTCTTATAATTTATTAAACGAGATGGGGTTTGACATAACTGATTATGAAATTTTTGTAACTGAAATGTGGGTACAAGAATTTGCTAAAAACGGTGCAGGACATCATTCTTTACATACTCATTGGAACGGGCACATGTCTGGTTTTTATTTTTTAAAAGCTAGTGACAAAACATCAATGCCTTTGTTTGAAGATCCAAGACCCGGTAATTTAATGAATTTACTACCTGAAAAAGATAAAACTAAATTAACTTATGCAAATACACAATTACATTATAAAGTTAAACCAGGTAGAATGATTTTTTTTCCATCGTATATGCCACATCAATTTATTGTTGATATGGGTTATGAGCCATTTAGATTTATACATTGGAATTGTCAAGCCATACCGAAAGGAGTATTAAATGTCATTCAAAAAAAATAAATATAGTGTATTAAAAAAGGCTATTACAAAAGAACTGGCAGAATTTGTATATAAATATTTTTCAAACAAAAAAAACGTTGCAAAATTTTTATTTGACTCTAAATATATATCTCCTTTTACAGAATATTTTGGTGTGTGGAATGATGATCAAGTTCCAAATACTTATTCACATTACGCAGACATGGTTATGGAAACTTTATTACAAGAAGTAAAACCTGTTATGGAAAAACACACCGGTATTAAGTTAAGTCCTACATATTCCTATGCAAGAATATATAAAAAAGGTGATGTTCTTGCTAGACATAAAGATAGATACTCGTGTGAAATATCTACTACATTAAATTTAGGTGGTGATTCATGGCCTATATATCTTGATCCTACAGGTAAAAAAGGTGGGGCTGGTATTAAAATAGATTTAAAACCAGGTGATATGTTAATTTATTCTGGTTGTGATTTAGAACATTGGCGAGAAGAATTTATTGGTAAAAATTGTGGACAAGTATTTTTGCATTATAATAAAGCTAATTCTAAAATGGCTAAAGAAAATTACTTAGACAAACGACCTTTACTAGGATTACCTGCCTGGTTCAAAGGTGTGAAGTTGACAAAAAATAAAAAATAATATACATATTAGGCTTGCAGGGGGATGATCCACCACTGATTCCTCTTGCTTAAAATATATTGATATACTCAAAAATCTGATATAATACCTATTAAACAGGATTTTATATGTTACAAAAACTAGGTTTTTTACCAGGATTCAACAAACAAGTTACATCTACAGGAGCGGAGTCTCAATGGACAGGTGGTACAAATGTTCGTTTTAGATATGGTACACCTGAAAAAATAGGTGGTTGGTCTCAATTAGGAGATAGTAAATTAACCGGTGCAGCTAGAGGTTTGCATCACATGGTTAATAAAGAAGGTATTAAGTACGCAGCTATTGGTACTAATAGAATTTTATATGTGTATTCTGGCGGAGTCTACTATGATATACATCCTTTAGTTAACCCATCTGGTACAGCTATTACTAGCGCATTTAGTACGACTAATGGACAACCAACTGTTACTTTATCTTTTGCTTCTGCACACAATTTTGAAGTAGGTGATATTATATTATTTGGTGATCCTTCTACTTTTACAGCTATTACAGGTTCTAATTTTTCGTCTACAACTTTTTGTGATAAAAAGTTTATGGTAACTTCTGTACCTACAACTACAACTTTAGAAATAAATGCTGGTAGTAATGAAACAGGAGCAGGAGCAACTACATCTGGAGCTATAACTTTTTTTCAATATTTTCACGTAGGACCCGCTGAACAGGTTGGAGTCTTTGGTTATGGTATATCACAGTGGGGCGGCACCGTTACAAATCCACAAACAACTACATTAAATGGATCGTTAGGAGATAATGCTTTTGGAACTGGTGGATCGGGAACTACAATTAATGTAGCAAGCACAACAGGGTTTCCAAGCACAGGAACAAATTTTATACAAGTCGGAACAGAAGAAATATCTTACACAGGAATTACGACTACAAGTTTTACTGGAATTACTAGAGCGGTTAGAGGAACAACCAGAGCTGCTCATAGCACCAGTGCAACAGTTACTAATCATAGTGCTTTTTCTGCTTGGGGCCAAGCAGCATCGACCACGGATAAAGTTGCAGAACCTGGTATGTGGGCATTAGATAATTTAGGAAGTACACTTATTGCTTTAATATTTAATGGTGAGTGTTTTGAATGGAATGCAGATGCATCTAATGCAACAGCAACACGTGCAACTATTATAACAGGTGCACCTACAGCGTCGAGAGATATGTTAGTCTCTACTCCCGATCGTCACTTAGTATTTTTTGGAACAGAAACAACTATTGGTAACAAAGCAACACAAGACGATATGTTTATTAGGTTTTCTTCTCAAGAAAATATTAATGAATACACACCTACAGCTGAAAATAGTGCTGGTACACAAAGACTGGCCGCTGGATCACGGATCATAGGTGCTAAACTTGGTAGAAATGCATTATATGTTTGGAGTGATACGGCTTTATTTACTATGCGTTTTGTTGGAACTCCTTTTACTTTTGCCTTTGAACAAGTTGGTACTAACTGTGGATTGATTGGTAAGAATGCAGCTGTTGAAGTTGATGGTGCTGCTTATTGGATGTCTGATAATGGTTTTTTTAGATACACAGGTAAACTAGAATCTATGGATTGTTTAGTTGAAGACTATGTTTATGACAATTTAAATACAACATCTAATCAAATGGTTTATGCAGGTATTAATAACTTGTTTGGAGAAGTTACATGGTTTTATCCAGAAGCTGGCTCTAATGTAAATACACAGTCTGTTACTTATAGTTATCTAGACTCAACTGCTAAACGACCTATATGGTTTGTAAACGCAAGTCCTTTATTTATTAGAACTTCATGGCAAGATTCTGCTGTATTTGGATTACCTCATGCAACTCAATATGATGCAGGCACAGATACATCTTTTGATGTAGTTGGTAACACAGAAGGAATTTCATATTATTATGAACATGAAACAGGAGTTAATCAAGTAAGATTAGGAGTAACAACAGCAATTCCTGCTGATATTACTTCTGGTGATTATGATATTACACAAAAAGTTGTTAGAGGAGCTGCAACTAATTTAGGTGATCTTAGAGGTGATGGTGAAAACATTATGAGAGTTAGTAGAATTATACCTGATTTTATATCTCAACAAGGTAGTTCTATTATACAATTAGATTTAAGAAATTATCCTAGTGACACAGCAGCAAGCTCATCACTTGGACCCTTTACTATAACATCTAGCACCACAAAAGTAGATACACGTGCAAGAGCAAGAGCTATAGCTCTTACAATATCTAATACGGCAGTAGATACTAGTTGGAAGTTAGGAACTTTTAGACTAGATATACATGCTGGAGGAAGACGATAATGTCATCAGCATTACTAGAATCATTAGCTATGAAGTATGGTTATCCATATGCTGCTAAACTTTTAGGCATAGATAAACAACAAGGAAATCCTAAGTATACATTTGGAATGCCTTTTACTAATAACAAAATTAGTTTTGATCCAATGAAAATGATAGGTAATCAAGCTCTTAAAAGTGTAATGGGTGGTGGAAAAATGAGTAGTATGATAGGACCGGGACTTTTATTAGGTGGAGCTTTAGCTTTAGGTTATGCAAGAAACCCATTAAGAGAAGGTTCAATGAATTATAATCCTTACCTTAAAGATCAAATAAGTTATTTAAATAAAAATAAAATGATTAACAGAAACAATTCTGCAGGATTATTAAGATATGGAGAGGATTCTATATTAAGTGGACAAGGTGTTGTGTCTTTATTTGGAACTAATGATTACATAGGTCAATTAAAAAAATATAAAGATAAATACGGAGATACAATGTCTCAAGAAAGATTAGATAAATTAGACAAAGAATTAATGGGCGCTGAACATGGTGCAATGATGCAAGAATTAGCTGAAGAAAAAAAAGCAGCTGATATAAAAGCTAAAAACACTATGACTTCAAATCAATCTTATAATGGTGGTGGAGGTGGAGGTGGTGGAGCTGCTGATATTTCTGATAGGAATAGAGGTGGTTATGCTACTGATGACACAGCAAGTTTTTTTTCTAAAGGAGGCATTGCAAGTTTATAATGGCAATTACAAGATTACAACAAGCTAGACAGATGTACGCATTAGGAAAACTAGTTGAAAGAGTTGGGTTTCAAGGTGGTGGAAGAGATGCTGGCGCGGGATCGGGTTTTGGTGATGGACCATCATCTAGTGATGGCGATAAAGATAGACCCAACCCACATACAACATCAGGAACTTCAAAAACATCTACAGTTACTGGTAAACAAATGCAAAACGCTGCTAG